CGCCCCTGGAACTATTGACGCTGATTATAGAGGAGAGATAAAAGTACCTATTCGTAATCTTGCGCCTTACGAGTCTATTCAGTTTGAGAAAGGGGATAGGGTAGCACAGCTGGTAATTCAAAAATTGCCTAAGGTATCTCTGCAAGAAGTTACCGTTGAGGAGTTTACGGAGTTCAGTACTTCTAGAGGCTCTGAAGGCTTTGGAAGTACGGGCAAGAATTGATTATTTTTTATGTGTTGCTGGCTATTATAAGGCATGGCGTACAATTTCCAAGACTCAATACAACGCGGCATACTTTACCTGACTAAGTCGGATGAGGGGTTTTTAATCCAAACTATGCCCATGATTAAGGCGGACTATTTCGAATTTCCGTCTCACCAAAAATTCTTTTCTACTATAAAAGACTTCTTTCTCAAATACAAGAAGTTACCTACAAATGACCAACTCTTAGAGACTGTTAGGGGTATAATGGCTTCTAACGAGTTATTTGGAGATTACAAAGATGAGCTTTCTGAAATAGATAAACTAGACGTTAAATCTATTGAGAATGAAGAGTACTATCTGGATTTAGTTGAGGAGTTTGCTAAAGAGCAATCCCTCAAAGAAGCAATTATTAAATCCGTAGACCACCTTGAGAAAAAGAATTTTTCAGCTATTGCAGATGAAGTGCAGAACGCTCTTACGGTTAGTCGGAACCTCGACCTTGGAATGGATTACTTTACAGGTATATCTGAGAGGTGGCAAAGGCTTCAAGACAACAAAGTAAGTGCTCAATTCCGTACTCCCTTTGAAACCGTAAACGAAGCCTTAGAAGGTGGTCTTGCGGCAAAGGAAATGGCAATGGTCGTCGCTCCTCCTGGTGTTGGCAAGTCTTTATTCTTGGCTAATCAGGCGGTACGCTCAGTCTTGGATGGATTTAATGTTGTGTATTTATCGTTAGAAATGGCTGAGGATAGAGTTGCCCAAAGGCTTGATAGTATTTTTACTAGAATCCAACAAAGGCAATTATCAAAACGTGTCAATGACGTGGAGGAGCGATTGTCCACTATTGTAGAAAAACTTCCCGACCGAGGAAGGTTAATGCTTAAAGAGTTCCCTACTAAGAGACTCTCGGTAAGCGGTATTAGAGCTTACTTGAATCAGCTGCGGAACTACGAAGACTTTACACCAGACGTCCTTATAGTGGATTACCTGGAATTGCTTAACACAGATTCCTCTGCTCCTGAATATCAAGCGCAAGAAAGAATTGCACAGGAGTTGAGAGGTATTGCAACGGAGTACAAACTGCTAGTATGGACTGCAACCCAAACAAACCGTGAGGGTAAGAAAGTACAAGTTATTACCGACTCTGAACTAGCGGACTCTTATGGAAAGATTAGAGTTTGTGATTTGGTGTTCTCTATTAATCAAACCGAACAAGAGTTTGATGCGGGAAGTGCTCGATTATATTTAATGAAATCTAGAAACGGAAGGGCAAGATTTATCGTACCTATAAAAGTAGATTATAGCAGGTTAGTAGTATCACAAGGAGTAGCAAATGTCGAATAAGTATAAAGTTGGGTTTTTACAAATAACAAGCATTGAACTAGAGCCATTTTTTAAATATGTTAGGAAATTAAACCAATTATATTGTGAAAAACATGGGTATGACTATATTGAACATGTAGTTCCTAAGGAGCCCCAATTTAAAGAGGTAGAAGTACTAGGAACTAAACATGCTTTAAAATGGAGTGCGACGTGGTTAAAATTAGAAGCAATAACAAAATATATTGATGATTATGATATTTTATTCTTTTTAGATGCAGATGCAGCCGTAGTAGGACAAATCCACACAAAGCTTGAGGACTTTTTAATTGAAGGTAAGGATATTTTTATGTGTCATGGAAATGCAGGAGGCCGTCCTATTACGGACCGAAATGTTAATAGTGGCGCTATACTGTTAGGACCATTAACATCAGAAAGTAGGTCTTATTATAAAACTTTATTTAATAAGACGTTCTTTCAACTTGGTGCTTTCTTGGAGATTAGTCAAGATTTTTGGCACGAGCAAACGGTATTTAATATACTTATGAATGAGCCCTTGAAAATCACATCCGACGCACAGGGCTCCCTTTATGCCAGAAGCCATGTTTATAAGGGAGACGTGTTTAACGGATGTCGCCCCGGCGTGCATACTTCCAAGTTTATTAACCATAAAATGAAAAAACCCACAGAGGTCAGAGCCACGTTCTTTAAAGAATCATTGGAACTCATAGAGGGTAATTACCATGCCAAGTAAACCTAAACACCCGATGATATTTAACATAGGTTTTAAGACCTATAAAATTGAACAAAAGTCTTTAAAAAAGGAGAAACTTTATGGGTGTGTTGATTTAGAAACTAACACTATTACGATAGACCCTAATCAAACTTTACCTGACTACAAAGGTACTTTACTGCATGAGATTATGCACGTAGCTTTAGATTTATTTGGATTAGGAGACGACGACGAAATGCCTACTATAGGTAATGAGTACTTAACTCATGTAGTAACAAATATGTTACAACTAATCCAATCCTTAAACAAAGAACTATTTGAATTTATTTTTAGCGATGAGTGATATCGAACTTACATACACTAAACTTGAAGAGACTTACTTAGATATTACTTCGAAGTATCTCAACATAGATGAGCGGAATATAGAAAAAGCTCTCCTCCAACACACTGGAGTTTACGCTTTTTTTGGAGCTGTCTTAGCTCATGCAAAGAAGGTGCTTGATACAGCTTCAAACGGGCTAGAAAGTACTGAAGCACGGGTTAGGGAGGAGCGAAGAGCAGAGCTTTTGGACGATGGCAAAAAAGCAACTGACAGGGCACTTGACGCTTATGTTAGGACCGTTGGATTGGTAAAAGAAAAGGAGTCCCAAAAGATAAATGCCGCACACAAATACCACCTAGCAAAAAACATTATGAACTCACTGGACCACCAGAAAGATATGCTAGTCCAGATATCGGCGAATAAACGAGCCGAGGTAAAATTAGTTGGAGATATTGGGTAGGCTGTACTATAATGAAATGTAGGGATAATCCTACCAAACTTTCAACCGGAGATAACAAAATGGTTAACTTAGACGAACTTAGAAAAAAATACGAACAGATTCAAAACGCCCAATCAGGTGGCGGAAATTCAGACTTCTTAAAGAAGTTTTTCATGATGGAAGAGGGTACTTCTCAAATTAGAGTACTGCCTTCTCCTGACCCCAACAAAGAGTTTTATGCGGAAACTGCAATTCACCGTATTGACGAGAAAAACTATCACTGCCCACGTGTAAAAGGCGAGTCCTGCCCTGTTTGTGACTTGTACTACAAGTTGTGGAAGATGGATGTTCCTGGGGCAGAAGACCTTGCACGGTCTATTAAACCACGCAAGCGTTACTACTTAAACGTGGTGGACCGTAGAGATGAATCAGTTAAAATTCTCTCGGTAGGTATGAAACTTTTTGGTAAGATTTTAGACTGCTTCTTTGACGAAGATTACGGAGATATTACAGACCTTAAAGAAGGTTGGGATTTCAAAGTAGTTAAAGACACTCAAGGACAGTGGCCAAATTACGATAAGTCTTCCCCGAAACCAAAGCAAACGCCCGCGGGTTCTGATAAAGAGGTTGCAGAGTGGATGGATGAGCTTCACGATATCCACGGTTTAATTAAGGTAGCCGAGTATGACGACCTTAAAAACATGGCTCAGGAAATGGAAGCTATTGTAACAGGTGCTACTACTGGAAACACATCACAAGTTGAGTCGGATTCTGAAACCGAAGAAGACGAAGATTACTTGGCGCATTTGAAAAGCATTAAGGTAGACTAAATGGCTGAAAAGCGCAAGCTAAGAATTTTAGCTTGTCCTGCGAATGAGGGAGGATGCGCGTATTATCGTGTTATCCTCCCAATGCGTAAGTTGCAGGAGAAGTGTGGTGATGAGGTTGAGATTCGAATGACTCTCAATCCTTTAGGCGTCAATAAGGAAACGGGGAAAGTTAACCCGGACTGGACCAACGAGGATTTTGAATGGGCAGACGTAGTATTTTTTCATAATATACATAATTATGGCGCTGGTTACACTGTGGATATTTTGAAGATGGCGCAAAAGCATAACTGCTTAACTCATTATGATAATGACGACTTGCTTACAGACCTTTATACGGGTCACCGCCTATACCAACTTTATTCAGACCATAAATTAAATGAATTAACTAAGGCTATTTATGCTAACGTGGACTTAGTCTCCGTAACCCAAAGAAAGTTTGCAGATAGAATAGCAAAGTACGTTAAACATGCATTAGTGATAA